TATGGACAATATTTCAACAAATCACCGTATAAGTTTTGGTAGTAGAACATTTAATATAAAAGGTATTATCAATGTAGATGAAAGGGATAGATTTCTAAAACTATTATGCAATGAAGGTGTAGCAATATGAAGGCAAAAGGTGTTGATAATTTTAAAAAGCTTTTAAATAAAAGATTAATCAAAAATCCTATAGATAATTCTAAAGTTGCAGTAACACGTAGTACATCTGTAGTACAAAATACTGCTATAACAAGTATACGTGCAGGTGGTAGTGGTGAAACAGTACAAAAATATGAACCACGTAGAATGCATACGCAATCTGCACCTAATGAACCACCAGCTAGTGATACTGGTTTTTTAATTAGTCAAATTACTATGAATGTAAAAGCAAATAGAGATGGAAGTGTTGTTGGACAAATAATATCTGCTGCACCTTATTCTAAACATTTAGAGTTTGGAACAACAAATATGACAGAAAGACCATTTATGCACCCTGCATTTGTACAAAATAAAAATAAAATTATAAAAATCTTTAAACAAGAAGGCTTAATTACATGAGTGTAGGACAGTTTGCATTACAAAGTGCTGTATATTCTGCACTAAACGTTAGTGCAATAACATCTACTTTATCATGTGGTGTGTATGATGAAGTTATAGAAGGCAACACATATCCTTTTATTACTTTAGGTGAAGAAACGGTAGTAGATTTTAGTACAAAAGATTTAACTGGTGGTGAATTTACAATCAACATACATATATGGTCTCAATATAAGGGTAGCAAAGAAACAAAGGAAATAATGGACAAGGTACACGATTTATTGCATGATATAAACTTAACTGTTACTGGTTTCAATCTAATAAACCTTAGATTTGAATTCAGTGATATAATGAGAGACCCAGATGGTGTTACTAGACATGGAGTCATGCGATTCCGAGCAATAATATTAGGCACAAACTAATTTTATAGGAGAAAAATATGGCAGCACAAAAAGGTAAAGATGTCTTAATGAAGATTAACACCAGTGGTTCTACTTATGTAACAATCGGTGGTCTTAGGTCTACATCTATAACTCTTAATGATGAAGCAGTAGATATAACTAATAAAGATAGTGAAGGAACACGTACTTTGTTGGTTGGTGCAGGAGTAAACAGTATTTCAGTTAGTGGGTCAGGAGTTTTTACTGATTCAACAGCAGAAGCACTTGTAAGAACAACATTCCAGGCACAACAGAATACATCTGATGGTTCATCTGCACAAACACCTGCATTTAAAAACTTCCAGTTCTTGATTCCTGATTTAGGAACTTATACTGGTTCTTTTATGATTGCAAGTATGGAGTTTTCAGGAGAGTTTAACGGTGAAGCGACTTATAATTTTGCATTTGAATCTGCAGGTTATATAACATTTGCAGCAGTCTAATGAAGCAAGTTAAAGTTAAATATAACAAAACATTAATAGATGGTATGTTATATAAAGGTTCACTGGTTTTACCAGCTAATATCAAAGTTGGTGAAACCGTAACT